CACTCATAGCTACTTTACGATCTAGCATTAGCTGTTCAAGATCGTAAAGTTCTGCGTATTCTAAGTCTGTTAGTTCACGACCTGCGGCACGTTGCCACAACCATTCTTGGTGATCGATAACTCGGGCTACTGTTTCTTGCCACGTTTCAAATTGTTTTCCGTCGTCTGAAGTGGGTCTGTTATATGTACGACGTGTGATTACTTGTGCTCTTGTGCTTACTGCCATGATTTCCTTTATGTTCCTGTTGAACCGAAGCCTCCAGTGCCTCGGGTAGAGTCGTTCCAAATATCTTTAAAGCCTACTAGTTCAACCTTCTGTATAACCAACTGGGCAATTCTATCACCAGTGGCAATTTTATAAGGGTCATCACCGATATTTTTTAACAAAACTTTAATTGTGTCACGATAACCACTATCAATCACGCCTACGCTGTGAGGGATAGTAATTCCCTTTTTTCCTTGAGAGCTTCTATTATACACAAAGCCTGCAAAGCCTTGTGGAATTTTGATCGCTATACCCGTATCAACAAGTTTTTGCTCATTTGGATAAATTTCCAAATTTTCATAAGCAAATAAATCTGCACCAGCATCTGTTGGATGCGCACGCTCAGGAAGTTTAGCCCCTGGCTTTAGCTGACATTCTAGGGCTGTATAGCACATGGTATTAACATTATAGGCACTTATGCCATTGTTTATAATTGTTGTTCCGTTCATTTTAAATATAACTCTAAGGTTTCGTCAATTTGTTTGCAATTTTCAGTACCAATTGCTTCTTCGCAAAAAGTAACTAAATCCATTAATTTGTAGTTTAATTCTAATGTATCTTTACATTCATTTAAGGCTTGGATGTATTTATATTTACCGCTAAGAGGGATGCTTGCAATAATGTCATAGGTACTGCCATATTCATTAACCAAGCCAACTGCTCGTTTAGGCCCAATGCCTGGCACACCAAAAACATTATCGCCACTATCCCCAGTAAGACACTTAATACTAATGTAATCTTCGGGATTAAAATCATAGTGGTCATTCCAGTTATCGATTGTAACTTCTTTGCGTGTAACATATGAAAATCTTGATACGTTAGGTTGAACTAATAAATCCCAGTCTTTATCTGAACTAACCAGCCAGATATCGTCAACAGGGAGTTTTGATTTTTTTGATACAATATACGCTGCAATATCGTCAGCCTCAACGCCTTGAAAGCGTAAAACTGGAAAATCGGTATTGTCAGCAATATGTTCTAGTGTTTTTGTAAAATCTTCGAAAAATAACTCAAATGCTGCTTTTTCAGCATCGGTTTGATTTTCGAACTTATCTTTACGATTTTGTTTGTACTCAGGATAAATAGCTTTGCGATAAGAACTTGAGCCTTGATCGCCTGCAATAATAACATGAGATGCTTTATATGATTTTTTAAGACTTTGAACTGTGCGTAAGTAATCTTCGGCAAAATCTGTAGCGCCGCTATGTTTATAGCGAAAAGCAAGATTAAGAGAATCTACAATTAACAGAGTATTGTTTGCTTCGGTAATTTTTGAGAATGTTTTTGACATATTATTTGTGTGTTAATCTGTTATTATACCACTGCTAAGCTGTTTTGTCAAGTTACAAATACTGGCTGCTCCCACTTTAACCAGTCCTCTAGCAATGCTGCATAGAATTCATGATCTTCGTGGTTATAGTAAAGACAACGATAGTTTTGTGAGTTAGGCATTTCATCAAAAGCAACAAATACTTTGCTTCGATCAAATTTAAAAATCAATAAAGGTTTCTTGCCTACCTGAGTGCCTTGACGAGTAGTCTGCTGCCAGAATTCTACTAGTTGCGGAGTCTTGGATGTTAGTAAGTGTGAAGTAAGGTGGTCTTCCGCATAGCCTTTAACTTCTACACACCAAAGGTTGGTTCGCCCAGGAACGTATAAATCGCCCTTAAGCTGATGTTTAGGGTCAAGAGCACCTGATCCAGGTACTCTTTCCCAAGCTAAACCTGTGTGCTTTTTGAGTAGATCACGTACTGTGGTTTCTGTTCTTGCACCCTTGGCTCTAGCGTCTACGACCATTATGCTTCCGCGGCAGCTTCACCTGGAGTTTCCATGCGAGGGGCTACTACTGCAGCTGGTGCTGCCTTTGTAGGTGCTGCAGCTGGTGTTGCAGTAAAAGTTTCCATTACTTGAACTTCTGCTACAACGCCCTTACAGTCAACTGTGCAGCTAGAATCAACTCGAAAAGTAGCTTTACCTTTGCCTGTTACAGATACTAAAGCATAATCGCTATCTTCAATGCTATCACCGACTGTTAAAGTTTTTCCTTTAAGAACTACTTTTACGTCTCCATCAATTTCTTCTAAAATCATATTATACCTCTATTTGGGATATATTGTTACGTTTAATAACATTAATTTTTTCTAGTAATGGATGACTAAAGCCATGACTTACTAAGAAAGTATTTAAATGTTCCTCTTGTAGTAGCACCTCAACTAACTTTTCTTTTCCGTCAGTATCAAGCGTTTCTACAGTTTCATCCAGTATTAGTAAGTTAATTCTAGAACTAGATAATGTTTGCATTAGTTTTCTAATAGCTAATAATGTAGCTACATTAACTCTTGCTTTCTCACCACCACTAAGAGCTAATATTTCAATATCTTTTCCATTATCAGTAATAATAACATTTAATTTGTCACTAGCACTTATTTTGAAACCAATTTGAAATCTTCCATCACTTAGATCTACCAAATATTTATTTGTAATATCTTCTAAGTCTTTTACTAAGCTCTCAATTTTATAAGCTACTAAACCTGTTGTACTGAATGTTTTTGTTAAAACATTTAAAATACTCATTCTTTCACTTAATTCGTGTAACTTACCACTATAAACCTCTAACTCTTGATTCATTTCAACCAATTGCTTAGACACTAAATCTACTTTAGTATTATGTGCAGTTACTTCTTTGTTATATTGCTCTGCTTCAACTATTTTACGTTTTGTAGAACTAATTGAATTCTGTAATTCTGTAAATTGTTGTTGTAGGGTTTGTTTATCTAATAGTGTTTCTGGTAGCTCTGTATCAATTAAACTATGATACTTTTCCCAATCTTCTTGGGCTTTTTGAGCTTCTTGCCAAGCAGCTCTTTGCTGTTTAATTTGAACTATTTGCTGAGTGTAGCCCATAGTTTCTACAGCAGCTATTTCAGCTTCTGCTGTTTTTTCTTCAATTAACTCAGTTACTTTTTCTTCGTCAATATCACTTAAACAAGTAGGACAAGTTCCGTGCAGTGCTTTCATCTTTTTAACAAAGCTCTGAGCATCGCTTACTGTTTTAGATAACTTGGCTACTTCTGCTTGATAACCTTCTATGCCTTCTTCAGGTTTTTCAGGAATTGGAAGTAATTTAATCTTAGCTTGCAGTTGTTTGTAAGTATTGTTCTGAGAAATCTTTTTGTTAGTAGACTCAATACCAGTAATACTGGACTCAAGTGCAGATGCTTCTGATATTAGCACAGTGTCTAACTCAGGCATATCTACAGGTTCTTTAACAGTTAAATCTGTTTTCTCATACTTGTTTAACCAGCTTGACACAGTGTTAACTTGAGACTGTACTGCCCCAATATCTTTGGTAAGCTGAGTTGAAACTTCTTTGAAAACTTCAGCCGCACGAGTATACTTGCCTAAATTTAAAATTTCAATAAGAAACTTCTTACGAGCAGTATCAGGAGCTGTTAAAAACTCAAGGCTGCTGGCATTTGACTGATAAACAATTTGTGCAAAGCTTTTATGATCGAATCCTAGTATGTCTTCAATCATTTTATAGGTAGCTGTTGCAGTATGTGCACTAATATCTACAGTTTCTTTAAATAATTTAACAGTCTGAGCAGTGCCACGACTAGACTTAATTGTATAGTCTGTACCATCCCGATTAAAGTCTAACTCAATAGTATATGACTTATCCTTAACATAGCGATTAAGAATATCAGCTTTCTTAATACCTTTAGAATTCTTATTAAATAATACTTCTTCTAAGATAAGTGCAATAGAGCTTTTACCATGACCATTACGACCCACTAATTGTGTTAATGGGGCCGCTACAAAATCAATTTTATTTTCTTTTCCGTAGCTAAAGGCGTTAGCCCATCGTAGTTGTTTTATAGTTATCATTTATAGCTAGTCTTTTCTTTAGTTCTGGTAACCCGCCTATATACTCGCCGCCAAGAAAAATCTGTGGAACACTACGAGCATTGGGTACTTTTTCGATTAAATCTTTTTTAGTATATGTGCCTGCACCAATCATACATTCGTCATATTCGATAGCAAATGAAGTTAGTAAACGTTTAGCTTCTTGGCAGGCAGGGCAATTAGTTTGCGACCATACTTCTGCTTTATTCTGATTCAATTTTGTCTGCATGATTTTGAAATTCCTTTAATACGCTTTCAATAGTGGTTTCTGGCAAATCTAGGATGTAAGTAAGATACTCACGCACTTCTTCACTCATAGACATTTCTTTGTCTAGGATTAGTGCGCTGTCTGTATCGCGTTTAATTACCTTGCGATCGATTAGTTCTGAATCTTCCAGCTCACCAAGTTCTTGCATATCGCCTTCAACTTGATAAATTGTATGATCGTAATCTGTTGGCGGTTTAGGGTCGCTTACAGCAACTGTTTTACGAATAAGTTGTGGCAGCTGTAATTTACGCCACTCATGTTCTAGTGTTGTGGTATCAAGTATAACCACACCAGTATCTACATTACTACGATGAAAACTAGTAGTAACGGGGCTGCCAGGATAAATAATGTTTTTCTGAGAGTTTTCATAGCTGTGTAAATCACCAGCTAACACTACTTTCCAGCGTGCAAATAATTCTAAATCTAGTTCAGGCTTTACGTGTGGTGGAATCTCTCCACGAGCATGAGTAAAGCAAATATCTCCGTGTACTAGATGCGGAGCTTTTTCAAATTCTTTTAGTTTGTTGTATGGAATAAAATCCATATTATCCAAACTGTAGAAATCATCAATAATTTCTACTTGTGGGTTTAAACGATTGGTAACTTGTTTTAGGTTTGTTAGAAAAGTTGTATCTTTTTTAACTGCTTCGTGATTTCCAGCATAAATAATAGTAGGAATCTTACAAGTGCTAACCAAATCAAAATATGTTTCTAGTTCTTCCATATTAGGAAGTTTATCAAAAACATCTCCACCAATAACAAAAAGATCACATTCTGATTGTAGTGCTTCTAGCTGTTGCCAAAGCATATTAAACCTATTTTTAGCCCATGTAATAGGCACGTTCTTCTGACCCAATTTAATATGGACGTCAGCTGTAAATAATACTTTCATATTGCCTTATGAGACAGAAAAGCCCGCTAAGCAAATAGTTTAGCGGGCTTTAGTTTTTTAACCTAGTTCTTTGACTGCTTCTTGCTCTGAAGATTCGCCTTCGCCGTCTTCATCTTGTTGTGTAGTAATCTTGTCCAACAAGGCTTTTACATCTGCTTCTGTAGGACGAGGAAACTTCTCATCAATATTTTTAGCAGCGTCAGCCATAGCACGCTCGTCATCAGTTAATGGGCGGGCTTTGCAACGCAAAACCTGTAATGTATATTCAACATTAAAAGGCAGTGGACCTGTTTTAACGCGCTTGAATACAACATCCCAACCTGTATCATAGTCAGTAGGGTCTCCCAAATCTTCAGCCGCTGTAACGATTTGCTCAAACAACTTCTTTTTCAAGTTAAGAGCAACAACTTTTTGCGACTTAGGGTCAATACAATTTACAGAGTAGCTCCAAGAGCATTTTGCTTCTGGAAAGTATTCAGTAACATGATCTTTTTCAATGTTATCAAACTTCTCCTTTTCACGACTAAACGCTAAACATTCAACTGGAATATCTTTGTTATTAGTGCCTTTCAGCCAATAAATGTATCGTGGAAGAACTCCGCCAATTAAGCGGACCGTATTTTCGCCATCTTTGTATTCGTAAGATTCGACTTTGTTTGATTGTGCTTTACCTTTGGTATTTTTAAAGCTAAGTGCCATTTTTATTTTTCCTCGTATTTGAAGTGAATTTTGTTTTCTGTTATTTTTAGTAGCGGATTTGATTTTATTGCGTTTAGGTCAATATCTGAATAGTAAGATAGGTCTAGATATGTATAACCGTAATGTTTATATATGGCGTAAGTTCTACGCCCCGCTAACCTTATGTATTGTGCTTTGTGTACAATATCTGTGCTGGTATCAGTAAATAAGCGAGCAGGGTTTATTAGAAAACTATTGCCTTTTAAGTTAAAAATCGGTTTGATTTTACTGTATTGGTTTTTAGGAATAGATTTTCTAATAAAGTGCAATCTTAAAGTTTCAACTAATTTTGTAGAGTCACATTGTGTTTGGGACTCAAGCAATCCAAGGTTGAAGAAAAGGGTCATATACTGAAACTTAATAAATATTATACCATTTTAGATATCATTTGACAAGTGAAATTTTAGTTACGCTAATACTTTCCAGCCTTTGCGGAGATAAAGCCCTAACCTATCTGTGTTTTGCTTTTTATCGGCATAACCAGCAAATTGAATATCTACTATAATTGGGTCTAGTTTACCGTCATGCATTCGCATAATCCTACCAGCAATTTGTTCTAGTAAACTATCGTTTGACATAGGTACTGCCAATATTACGCAACTGAGGATGTTGATTGAAATTCCCTCTGAAAATATTTGCCTGCTTCCAGCAATGCACATTTTTTCTTTGGCAAGGATTTGCTCTTTTGCTCGCTGTCGATCTTCGAAACTGGTTCCCCCAGTAACCAACAAACACGTTTCACCAACATAGTCTTTTACTTTCTCTAAGAATTCTACTCTATCAGCAATTACTAAAACGCTGTGGCCTTCGGCAACGTGCATCTTAGCAATATCTGCAATAAACTGTCTATACTTGTCGTCCTGAGTAAGATCAGTAATCTTATCTACCCAGGTTGCATTAGGTTTAAGTGTAATGCCACTTTTTACCATATGAATGGTAGGTGGTATTGTATTTGATACTGGAGGCTTTAGCACTGTGCTACCAAAATAGTCTTTGAATAGTATGTGCTTGCCGTCCTTTCTGAGCATCGTTCCTGAAAGTGCAATACGGTATCTGGCGTGAAAAGCGTCAACCGTTGATGCAAATGTAGTGGCAGGACAGTGATGGGCTTCGTCCAAGATAACAGTCCCAAACTCTTTAGCAAGATCTCCTGCACACTTGGTGAGGGTTTGTATGTTTGCAACTGTGATAAAGTGGTCTTCGTGGTCAATTCGTCCACCACCAATAACTCCGCAGTCCGTCCCGAATAGGGTTCGGATTTCCTCACACCACTGGTCACGTAAGGCTGCTGTATGTGTGATAACCAAGGTTTTTTGTTCAAACTTTCTAGCCAGGTGTAATGCTGTGAAAGTCTTTCCCCACCCTGGTAAAGCGTTGATAAAAACAGTGTCATTTACTTCGTTGTAGATTGTTTGCTGATCGTCATATAGCCCAAACTTAGGGTCGGGAAAAGGCACTGGGTTCAATACTCGTTTATCTATAATCTCATATCCTTCAGGCACTAAATCTGTACGCCCTTGCGGAATAGAAAGAATACCTTTGATTAACGACTTATAGTTTTTGATAGTCTCTACACTAGCAAACTTTTTTGACCCAGTATCTTTGTGAATTTTGTAAGTAAGAGCTTTTATAACTGCTTTAGTATGCTCTACACCTGGATTATCCATATAGATACGATTCGATATAACTGCTTTAGCCATTATACTAATCTCCAAGTATCTTTTTGTGGATACTCGTAGTACCCGTAAAACAAATAGCTATTGTCCATATATAATACTCCTGCATATTGGTGGTAGCTTTCTGGCTGTATCATAGTTTTGAATCTGTGAGACACACCTTCAAGTTCTAATACACACCCTATACCCTCCGCAGGTAACACTTTAGTTATCTTCTTTGTTGTCAGTTTGGCGCGTGTGGTTTTTTT